GAGAAACACCTGAGACAAGCGGAATGAACGGCACAATGAGACATAACGAATCTGCCCTTCAATGTTCATGTAAAAGATGGTTCGACTATCAATTCCCGAAGTTGAGACAGATTTGTTTTGCAGTACCAAATGGTTCACGCCGCGATAAAATAACTGGTGCTATATTGAAAAAAGAAGGTGTTGTCAGTGGGTGTCCTGATATGATATTACTTATTGCTAGAAATGGTTTTGGTTCTCTGTGTATTGAATTTAAGACTGAAATAGGAAAACAATCAGAAAATCAAAAAATGTGGCAGAGGTCTGCGGAGGATGCTGGCAACAAGTACGTGATATGCCGGTCCTTCGATGAGTTCCGTGACACCGTAAACGCCTATCTCCATGATTGAACTTCCCAGCGGGGTGAAGCCCACATTTGCAGAGCGTCAGATGATACAGCGCCTTCTGGCTGCCAACCGCGAGGTAAATGCCATCTTCCGGCGTTACATCGCCAGGGTGTCGCCGCTACTGGAACGCTACCGCTTCGACCCGCGGGGAGTGCTGATCCGTGACCGCGCCACCGAGGCGCTGATGAAAAAGGAACTGGATCGCTTCGTAAGTGAATTTGAAGGGTACGTCAAGCAACAGCAGATCTCTTCATGGCAGGCGGCGGAAGATCGTACCGGAGGGATCATAGAGAGGTGGGCGCAGGCGGCAGGACTTGCGGATGTGGCAGCCACGGGGGCTTATGCCCGCAACCTGGATGCCATGAGCAAGTTCCTGGACCGCAAGGTAGCGGGGATGGGCCTGAGTGACCGCGTCTGGAGCCTTGCCGGTGGATTGCAGCAGCAGCTGGAGTTCTACCTTCAATCGGGGCTGTCATCCGGACGAAGCGCGGACCAGATAGGCAGGGATGTGCGCCAGGTGCTCAACGAGCCCGACAGGCGATTCCGCCGCGTCCGCGATCCGCTGACGGGGGTGCTCAAACCATCCAAGCCGATGGAGGACTACCATCCCGGGCGCGGGGTCTACCGGTCCAGCTACCAGAACGCCCGGCGCCTTGCCCGCACCGAGATCAACATGGCATACCATGCCGCCAACATGGAGATGTACCGCAGTTCACCGGTGATCCTCGGGTATGAGGTGCGCCTGAGCGCCGCACACTCCGCATTGATGCCAAATGGAGACATCTGCGACGCGCTGGCGGGGCGTTATCCCAAGGCATTCACATTCCACGGGTGGCACCCGGCCTGCATGTGCTTTGACGTACCGGTATTCATGACAGACGAGCAGATGGAGGCATGGGAGAACGGGCAGAAGATCCAGCAGGTCGGCGACGTTCCCGATAGCTTCAAGTCATACATGGCCCAGCACCGCGAGCAGTTCGACCGGTGGAAGCAGCAGCCCTACTTCGTGAACCAGAACCAGAATATCATCGACCGGGTGTATGCAGGGAAACCGGCACTTAGGGCAAAACCTTTCACACATCCCGAACCGTGACATAATATGAACTTCCGCGTCACGTAATCCCGTAATTATACCTTGATCTTTACCCAAACAAATTAAAATTCACTACCACGTGGAAGAACAAATTTTATCAGCGCTGAAAACCAAGTACCGCAACCTGGGGTTTGGCGACAGAGCATTGTCCGGGGTGGCCGCATTCCTTGCCCAAACCGTGACTGAAGAAAACGGCGTTGAACCGGCCGTAACAGGGGCAGAACCATTGTTGAAGGCATTTCAGAGCGACATCGACGCACGCGTCACCAGTGCAGTAGAGAAGACCAGAAAGGAACTCAAACCCGCCGATCCCAATCCCGCAGACCAAAAACCTGCGGACCCTCCGAAACCCGGAGATGATATCCCGGCATGGGCGAAGGGCCTGATGGATAAACTCGAGGCGCTGGAGAAACGGGAGGTCAAAACTTCACTCGTCGGCAAAGCCAAGGCTAAGCTGGCTGAAAAGAAGATCCCGGAATCCTTCCTTCGCGGGCGTTCGCTGGACATTGAATCCGAGGCAGACATCGACAACCTTGTGGCATCCCTGGAAGCGGACTACACCGCCTTTCGCCAGGATCTGGTCAACCAGGGGGTCATCGTGAATAACCCGCAGGAAGGCGGAGGGGAGAAGGCAGACGCGGCAATCGCCAAGATGATCGCCGAGAAACGCAACAACCCGACCGTGGCCAGCGGAGTAGTAGGTAAAAAATTAATCTGATTGTTTAACGAAATTCATTTGAAAGCATGAATCTTACATCCGAAACCATATCCGGACGCAAGGTAGTCTTCGATCAAGTGATTGAGGATTATCCCGGCGGTGCGAGCTTCGACCTATCCAACGTCCCCGCGGACACGGAGTACATCGCGGCAGGCACCCCCGTCTACATTGACAAGTCGGCCCGCGTGGCCTACCTTGTCAAGACGGCGACCATCGTGGACGCCTCCGATGCGGATAAAGTCTACATCGACACCCCGAACCTGTTCTCCGTCGGCGACCATGTGTATGACGGAGCCACGGCACAGACCATCACGGCCATCACCGCCTCCGGCGACATGGACTTACTCGCCCTCGACGGTAACCTGTCAACAACCGGAGATGGCACCGTCCTGACCGTGGCCACCGATGCCACAACGGCCACCGCACTTTACACGCCCAACGCCCTGGTAAAAGACGACATCTACGTCGGTAACGGCGTGGCCCTTGTCGACAACGCCGAAGGGAGCTATGTCATCGGGGGATCCGTTCGCGAGAGCGCCCTTACCTACCCGCTGAGCACGACCCAGAAGACCGCGCTTGCAAAACTCACGTTTAACTATTAACACTGACGCAGCATGAAATCACCTATCATCAACGGAGTATCGCAGACAGGACTGGAGCAGTACCTGGCTGCCCGCCAGTATGAAGAATTGTACTGGGCGTCATTGTTCCCCATCAAGAACGTGAACACACTGGATGCCAAGACGATCATCGGAGCCAGCGGAAACCGCGTGGCCGCGAACATCATCAGCTACGACGCAACGACCCCGGAACTGGGACGGAAATCCCTTTCCGTGAAATATTTCGACATCCCCAAGGTGGCCATCGCCCGCCGGAAATCAGAGCGTGAGATCCTCGAACACCAGATCACCCGTTCGATCCAGGGCAACCTTGCCGTCATCGAAGATTACTTCAACGACCTCGACTTCTGCTGGGACGGCGTACAGGCCCGGATGGAATGGATGGCCCTTCAGGCGCTGTCCGCCACCACCATGAAGCTGTCCGTGACCAACAACCCGCTGGGCATCATCAACGAGACGACCATCGATTTCGGGATGCCGACAGCCAACAAGGAGGTCGTGGGCACAGTATGGTCTTCAACCAACGCTGCCTCCATGAAGCCCTTAACGGACATCAAAAACGTGATGCTCGAAGGGCGCAAAATTGGCGTTAACCTTCGGTATATGCTGATGAACGCCACCACCTTCGACCTTCTGACCGCATCTACCGAGTACCAGAGCGCCGCCAAGCAGTTCCTGGTGGGTGAACCCACCGTACTGGGATACCAGAGCCTTCAGATCGCCAACACCGTGATGAATGCCCTGCGCCTGCCGCAGATTGTTCTGATCGACACCTATGTGGGCATCGAGAATGCCGCAGGTACCGTAGCGGCCACCGACCCGTGGAGTGCAAACCACGTCACCTTCCTTCCCGACCTGGTGTGCGGTAATTTCTACGCCGGACCCATCGCCGAGGAACTGGAGCGCCCGCTGGATGTGATCCAGAGCAAGCGCGGCCCGGTCCTTCTCTCCGTCCGCAAGGAGTTCAACCCGTCGGCAGTCCTGACCAAGGGCGAAGCCAACGTCTTCCCCAGCTGGGCCAACGTGGACCAGTGTTTCAGTCTGTACACGGCGGATGCAGCCACCTGGGCGTAATTGATAAAAGCGGAAAGCGATGACAAACCTTGAAGCGATAAAAGCAACCACAGCAGGCTATCCCATAGCGGACAATACCTTCACAAAGGTACTGACCGACCGGGGCATCACCAGTACGGGGATATACGCTGGCAACTCGTCAGCCATGGAACTCGCGCAGGCCGATGTGTACGTGATTCTGGCAACGGCGGCGAACATCAGCGAAGGGCAGTTCTCGGTGTCGGTCAATGACCGCGCCAACCTGCTCAAGCTGGCCAATTCGCTGTACCAGAAATGGGGATACCCGATCGTGGGGGCCACAGCGCCGAAAGTCAAAGCCGTCAATCCATGGTAACCCAATATCCCGATACCGCAGTCTTTGCGATCCCCGGAACCCCGGCGCAGGATCTCGATGGAAACTGGTACGTACCCGATCCGACAACGCTGACCACCACCTGCCGTGCAGAATACAACAGCAAGCAGGGCACGGTGACCACGCGTGACGGACAGGTCGTCCAGTACGACTACACCGTCTACCAGCCGGTGCACACCACCGAGATTCTGCCGGGGACTCCGGTCACGATCACGACACATGCGGGAAGGGAATACACGGGAACCGTGAAGCGACACGAAAATAACCAGCTCAACTCAAAGTCATGGGTATAACGCTGCGCACATCACCGAAGGCAATAATGGCGGAAACGGCACGTCAGCTGCAGACCATCGAAAACGGCATCGTCAACAGACTGGATCTGACCGGTGCCGAGTTCATGGACCAGGCAAAACGTGACCTCAACATCGACCGCAGCGCCTTCCCCGCAGTGCGCAAGGGCAAGAAGGGGGATACGCCCCGGGGCCCTGGCGAATACCTCGACGACACGACCAACCTTCGCAACTCCATCGGCTATTATGTCCTCCAGAACGGGGCCATCATCCGCGGGAGGGTCGAGGGTCCGGCCGAGGCCACCAGCGCGGCCATGACCGTCCTTCAGCAGGTACCAAAGGTCAACATCGGATACCAGCTGATCGGAGTCGCGGGAATGGAATACGCCAGCTACCTCGAAAGCCGGGGATTCAACGTGATCACCAGCCAGGGCATGGTCGCCCTTACAAACGTGGAGCAGCGCCTGCGCCGCTTCGCAGCAGCCAAGGGAACGGCCATTGACGTAGACATGACGGGGGTTCAAACAGCAATGCGATGAAGACACAGGACACGGTCATCAACTACATATATGCCATCCTCACAGCCGCGGACGGCGTCCAGGTGCCGGTGTACAAATACACCAAGCCTACCAATGTGACGCCTGACGAATACGTTGTGATGAACGCCCTGCCGATTTCGGCGGGGGTCATGCAGACGGTGATCGTCAATGTGAACTACTACTGCGCGGACATCGACAAGGCCAATGCCCTGCCGGACACAGAAACGCTGGAGTGCCGCAACGCAACGCTGATGACCCTTCTGCAGGAGGTCACCGACGTGGATGCCGACGGGATCGGTTACCACATCGACTTTGAGAGCCAGGAATACCATCGTGAACCGCTTATCAGTTACCATTACAGCAACATCCGCTTAAAAGTAAAAATCTTTAATACGTAAGATATGGCTTCATACTTATACGGAATAAAATCCGTCAAACACGGCGCAGTCGTCGCTACCGGCAGCGGCTTCGCGATGCCCGCCTCCGGCGATCTCACCCCCTGGGCATACACCGTCCAGGGTTCGCTGACGATCTCCGAGGATGAGAGCACCACCACAGAGTTCTACGTGGAGGAGGTCACCACCCCCGTACACTCGATCGTTACCGACCCCGGAAAGCTCACCATGACCTGGAGGGCCTACGACATGACTCCTGACCTGATCGCCGTGATGAAGGGCGGCACCGCCGCCACCGGAACAGGCG